GCACATATCAACACTGGAATGCACATATCAACACTGGAATGCACACTGAACGCACAAATCGAAAAATTTTCTTGACAATGTTAGTGGCATTCTATATAGTAAAGGTATATAGGGAGAATCAATATGTTAACAGTAATAAGCCCCGAGGGCCTCGAGATTGCACACTCTTACCTTGAGAATGGCAGTGACTCGGAAAGGGCCGCTACAGCCTTAGGTATACCAGTAGAGGAAGTAGTTAGACACTTAAGTAAACGCGAAGTGTGTAACTATATAGATAAATTATTTAATGAAAGCGGTTTTAGAAACCGAAATAAAATGGCAGCCGTATGGGATGAAATCCTAGCCTCAAAGCTGGAAGAGATGGACGAGACCGGACTAGCTAGCGGTAAAGATATAGTAGAAATAATGGAAAAGCTGCATAAGTTCAATATGGACCAGATGGCGATGCAATTGAAGTTAATTGAAGCTACAGAGAAAAAAGAATCCCCATTAATAGCTATCCAACAAAATAACAGCTACGGCGGTGGTGGAGAAAAGTACAACTCATTACTAGATAGAATATTAGGGGCTAATGTAGATGGAAGTAAGTAGAGACTATATAAACTCTACAGAGCTGGAGATATTCCCTGTAGAGAGTCGTTTTCTTAAGTTACCCATAGAAAACTTCCTAGCATTGAAAGAGGTAGTGCCAATCGCTCCTCAGATTGCACTGATTAATAGTTTGAATGACCCCCGTCATAGATTTATAGTGGCCTGTTTGTCACGACGGACAGGCAAGACATTCATATCAAACACCCTAGCATTTCTAAAAGCTATGGAACCAAAATCAAAGATATTAATAGTATCACCCAACTTCTCATTAACAAACATATCTTGGAATGAGCAAGTACAGATGCTAAAGGATTACGAAATAGAAATAGCTTCTAAAAACAAAGCTATACGTGAGATACACCTAGAGAACGGTTCAATGATTAAGTTTGGTTCGTATAACAACCCAGACAGTTTAGTTGGACACAGCTACGACTTAATACTAGTAGACGAAGCGGCTCTAGAATCTTCAGGTGACAAAGTATTTAACGTACAGCTACGTCCAACATTAGACAAGCTAAACAGTAAATGTATCTTTATTTCCACACCTCGTGGACTGAACTACTTCTACGAGTTTTACCAGCGAGGGTTTTCTGATGACTATCCTAACTGGGTATCTATCCACAGCACTTACAAAGACAACCCTAGGTCTCAGGCAGCAGACATAGAGGATGCTAAGCGTAGTATGAGTAAGGCGGAATTTAGACAAGAGTACCTAGCAGACTTTAGTACGTTTGAAGGACAAATATACGAAGGGTTTGATGAGGACCGACACGTTAAAGACCTTCGTAATGTACGCTGGGAGGAGGGCTCGTATAAGTACGAGATGTTAATGGGAATAGATCCTGGGTACAAAGATCATACTGGTGCTCTTATTATTGTGTACGACACAGAGGAAGACCACTTTTACGTAGTCTGGGACTACCAAGAAAACAAGAAAACCACAAAGCAGCACGCCTTCGCGTTTAGTCAGGCGTTTGACGAGTACGATGTAGATATTGTATTCTGCGACCCAGCAGCGGCACAGTTCAGACAAGACTTAGCGGCAATGTATGACCTACCCTCAAACAAGGCAAGCAAGTCTGTATTAGACGGGATTAGCTATGTCCAAGGGTTGTTTGATAACGATAAGGTAACAGTATGTAGTAGCTGTCCGCACGTAGTAATGATGCTGGCAAACTATAAGTGGGACCCTAACCCCGCATTAGTTAACCCAAAACCTAAGCACGACTCATTTTCTCACCTAGGAGACGCTATAAGGTACGCTTTGTATAGTTACGTTATATAAGTCTCGAATAAAAATCTATACTTTACATTTGGTAGATAGCAAAGTATAATATACATATATTGAATTGGAGAATAATAATGGCAGCTAACACAGGGGCATCAAATAATAAACGTACTGCTACTCGGCATATTCGTGACGGAATTAAATCCAATTACAGAAAAGATACAAAGTGTGCTTGTTGTAGTTCTGAAACAGAACTAGAACTGCACCACTATACTACAGTTTCAATTTTATTAAAAAACTACTGTAGAACACACAACATACCTATAGAAACAGATGAACAAGTCCTAGAAATGAGGGGTAAGTTTTACGAAGACAACTGGGTAGACCTAGTAGAATATACTGTAACCTTATGTAATAAACATCACAGCGAGTTACACAGAATCTATGGAAGAGAGCCTACACTAATTAGTGCAGGCAAGCAGGAAGCTTGGGTTAAGAAAATTCATGGAAGACTACACGGCAAGGATGCTGTTCCCGACTCAAACGGTAGGTTTTCTAAATTTGTAAGTGATCCCAGCGCCTCCGGTAGGTTTTCTAGGTTAATATAAGGAAAAGCATATGTCCCTATGGGAAGGAATAACAGAAAAATTAAATCCAGCGCAATCTACAATAGCCAGGGACGAGGGGTCTAATTTAGGCAGCACTCAAACTAAGCTAAATAGCGTTAGAAACGCTTTTGAGCTGGTAGAAGTAGCTAACAGGTGTATAAACATGTTAGTTGACAACGCAGCTTTAGTAGACTTTGATATAGGAAAAACCTTACCATTCACAGGTAAGTTCCCTAGCACCAAAGCAGTAACATTAAACAACTTATTAAATTTTAGACCAAATCCTTACATGGATGTTAGTACTTTTAGACGTTTGCTATTAATGGATTTTATTGTAGATGGTAACGTTTTTATACACTTTGACGGGACGTCATTTTATCACCTACCTGCGTGTAACGTAGAAATAATACCAGACTCTAAAGGGTACATAAATAAGTTTGTGTACAACAGTAACATACCCTTCAGTACCAAAGAGATAATATTTATAAAAGACAATAGTACTACCTCCGTTTACAGAGGGGACTCTAGGCTTAGCAGTGCTATGGGATCTTTACTTACCAGAGAGTCCATGATTGACTTTCAAAAGAAGTTTTTTGACAATGGAGCTGCTATAGGTCTTATTATCGAGACAGACCAAATACTAAGTAAAAAGTTTAAAGAAAGACAAGAACGTGAGTGGATCTCTAAATATAACCCAAAACGTGGACACGGCAAACCTCTTATACTAGACGGAGGCTTAACGGCTAAAACTACAGGAAGCTCCAACTTTAAAGAAATGGCGTTTTCTGAGAGTGTTACTAACCTAGAAGAAAAAGTCTGTACCGCCTTAGGTGTGCCACCCATACTATTAAACTCAGGCAACAACGCCAATATCAAACCTAATCTAGAATTGATGTTCTACACAACTATATTACCACTACTACGTAAGTTTGAGTCTTCATTAGAGCTATTCTTTGCTTTTGATATACAACTAACAACACATAGAGTACCTTCTTTAATACCTGACCTCAAAATCGAGGCAGAGCGTGTTTCTGCTCTAGTAAATAATGGGTTGATAACAGGTGATGAAGGTAGAGCTATGCTTAGGTTGCCTCCTATAGGCACTCCTCTTATGACTGAAATAAGAGTACCGCAAAACGTAGCAGGGTCTGCAACCGGAGTTACAGGACAAGAAGGCGGAAAACCCGCAGGAGAAAATTAATGGAATTATTTGAAAAAATTTACAAAGTGTTTGGGCAAGACACCCCCAACAGAATTTTGTATAACGCAACAGTCGCTAGCCCTTCTTCTACTAATACTCTTATTAAAAAGTATAAGACTTGGAAGCAATTTGAAAAAGCTTATAATATTTTTTGTATGACCAAGCGAACTAAAAAGCCTGTAGTAACAAAACCAGCCAAGTCAACTATGACTAAAGTTGTTACAAAATGAACTACGGGACCAAGCTATTAGGCACTATAAGTGCAGTAAAAGCAAGCGGAGAAAATGAAGATACCTTGCTTATCGAAGGCTACGCTAATACCGTAACCAAAGACAGGGCAGGTGATGTAATCCCTAAAAACGCATGGGAAAACCCAACCGCTTTATCAAACTATTTAAAAAACCCTATTATACTAGCTTACCACGATCATAGACAACCAATAGGTAAAATGGTTGAGTGGGCTGTAACAGATATGGGGCTACAGATCAAAGCCAGCATCAGTAAGAGCGTTGGGGCTGTATACGATTTAATAAAAGAAGGAGTACTTACTACGTTTAGTGTCGGGTTCAATATTTTGGATGCCGAGTACGATAGCCACACAGAAACTTATTTTATTAAAGCAGTAGAATTACACGAAATCTCGGTAGTGTCCGTTCCCTGTAATCAGGACTCGGTATTTTCGGTTTCAAAAG